ACGTTCATGATGACGCAGACGTAGAAGGCGAACTGCGATAGCTGGCCGATGCCGGACAGCAGGGAAAGGCTCAGCGTCATGCTGATGATAATCGAGATGGTGGTTTTCATCAGGCAGTCCTCTTTTTCAGTTCGCGCAGCTTGGCGCGGTACTCGGCGGTGATCGCCTTCAGTTCGTCGTTGGTGTACTTGCGGGGACGGTGATCGGCTTCCAGAGCCTCTACAGCTTCCAGGCCGATGCGTTCGATCAAGCCCTCACGGAAGCCCTGGGAAACGGTAAGCCCCTTCCTGGCGTACTTGCTTGAGCCCGCGTTACAGGCCTTGCATTGAAGCCATATGTTGGATGGCTCCAGGCGGTGCTCGGGCCTTGCCCCCTTGCCGAGAAAATGCCCTGCGTCGAATGCACCTCCAGTCTTCCAGCCTTGTTCGGCTAGTACCTCGGCCTGAGACTTGCCGCAGCTTATGCAGCCGCTTCCGATGGACAGTTCGTAGGTGCGCCGGTAGTCCCGAACGGCTTTCTCTGCATCTTTGATGTGGTCGCTGTGCGTCTTCAGCCTCTCCTTCCGAACCTTGATCTCCCGCCGCTCGCGGTCTGCGATTGCCTTCCGCGCCGGCTTTGAGTGCTTGTCCTTGATGGCCAGGGCGCAGGCAGGAGAGCACACGCACTGGCCAAGGCGCTGCGGGATGAACTCTTTGCCGCAGGCTGGGTTCTTGCACTTCCTGGGCTTCGAACTGCGGACGGAAAGCGTCATGCTTCGCCCTCCTCTGCTTCCTCGCGCAGCGCGTCAATGGCGTACTGCGGGACGACGTAGCCCAGCCCCTTCAGATACTCCAGTCGGTCCGCACAGGCCTCTTGATCGGCGTCATCGAAGCTGTCGCCGTCGTGTGGAAGACCGATCAGCACACGATCAGCCGCATCAACCATTGCCATTACCTGGTTGTGGCGCGCCAAGAACTGGTCAACGTACTCCGGCTCGAAAGGAACCAGGGCAGGCAGTTCATCCTTGAAAACCACCCTATTGGCGGCAACGTGAGTGACGAATCCACCGGCTACGCTTTCGTATACGTAAACATCGCATTGGAAATCATCGCTGCTCCAACGGCAGTAGCTCATACCTCCACCTCCTTCGCCTTCTGCTGCTCGGGCTGGAAGTCTCCCCGAAGCGGCATGAGCCACTTCTCCCAAACGATGGCGCCTTGATCGTCCACTACCCACACCGGCTCGCCGTCAGGGGTTTCATAAACTCCTGGGTCCATCGGATCGCTACGATCAACCGGCCCAACCAAATGGCGGCTGATCAGTTCAACGCAGGTTCCAACCACCGGAGGGAAGGTGTGATTGATCACAAGCGCCAGGTCTCCTGCCTTGAACTTGCTCATGCGAAAGTCCCCATCTGATCAGCCGCCGCCATGGCGTCAGCCTCGGTTTCGAAGTGAGAGGAAAGGACCAGCCGCCAGCACGCCGCGAACACATCCCGATAGAGGGGCTCAAAGGCCGTATCGTCCATGCTGGCCCAACTGATCGACTTAGCCTCCTTGCGAACGCCGTCAGGCGTATGGATCAGGTGGAAGTGACCGGCCTCAATGGTGATCCACTCGCGGAACGCCTCGCGGCTCTTCTCGACTGCCGGGAAGCGGCCCGCTCGATCAGCCTCAAGCTTGGCGATGTACGCGGCGACGGCGTTCTGCAATTGGCCAGGACGCCCATTCAGATCCTCGAAGTATTTGGCCAGCCCGCGGATGCCACGCATCTCCTGGCGCGGCACAAGACCACCTTTCGGCTCCCAGTACTCCCATGCGAGATCCAGCATGGCGAAGAACTTGCCGTGGAACTTGGCATTGCGCATCCGGGTGAATTTCCCGTGGACGACCTGGCCGGCCTTCCACTTCTGAACGGTTTCGCGATCTGCCTCGGTCGCCGGGACCAGGCCCTGGGCTGTGCGGATGAGAGCGAGTTCAGCCACGGCGCTTTCCCTTCTTCTGCTTGCACTCCCGGCGCTGCTTGCTGATAGGCTTCTGCATTGCATCTTCAATCGACCAACCACGATTTAGCCGGCTGCGCAGAGTGCATTCGGGAATACCAAGCTGGCCTGCCCACTGAGAAACTGTTTGCCGCCTACCTAGATACTCAACGAAGGTGTTTCTTCTAGTGTTATTCATCTGTTCTAAGGCAGTTGCCCAGCGGCAGTTTTCCTTGAAGTAACCTGCGTCGTTGTCAATTCGATCAAGGGAGGTGGCGTCTGGCCTTTCGCCCATATCAGCCAGGAAGTTGGCGAACGTCATCCACCTTTCACAAACAGTGATTCCTCTGCCTTGGTAGTCGACATATCGCTTGTTAGAGGGATTCGTACAGCGATCAATCATGTTGCTCCATGAGCTGTACGTTGGAGTTCCGGTCATCCCGTGAGAAAACCGAGAGCAACCGCAACTGGTCGTAGTTCGGTTTCTCATCAGATTTCCTCGGCGCATAATGACTCGGTTACCGCAGTCGCAACGGCAAACCCAATGGGAAGCCTTGCCGGCGCAGTGGGAGAATGCTTCAACAACCACCTTGCCCACCCGAAGCCCGATGATGCTTTCAGCGTCCATTGATTGCCTCCAAGTATTCCTGGCAAGAAAGGCACTTCCTAACCCCAGGAACGAGTGCCCGCCGCGCCACAGGAATCTCCTCGCCGCAGTCTTCACATTCGTACAGGCTCTCGCCGACGTACTTGACTCGGGAGTACAGGCGTTCAGCGAGTTCACGCTCGGCGTAATCGTTGGCGATGTCTACGATATCCATGTCACTCACCCTCCCCTTGCAGGCTCTTCAGCAGTGCCTTGAGTTGGCGATAGCTTTCCATCGACTTGGCGCTCGATTCGCGCTCCTGCTCGACTGCCAGCGCGACGTCCTCGATGCGATCAGACAGGCGCTTCATGTGCTCGGCCATGCCGGCGAGCTCGTTTGCCAGTTCGCCTAGCATCTCCAGCGGGGAGGCAGAGCGCTTCGGCTCGGACTGGTTTTCGATCTTCTTAGCGGGCTCGCCCATCTTCGGCTCCTGAGGCTTGGTCTTTTTCTCGACTTGGATTCGTTGGTAGTGGTCAGTACCAGTGCGGCGGATCAGTCCGGAATCGACAAGGTCGCGCAGACAGCCCTGGACAATCCGAACGTCCGGCGTGCTTCCGGTCATGTTGCGAAGTGCGGTGAGCACCTGGAACGAACGCCAGGGCTCAGAGATCGGTACGCACTCGTAGACCTTCTTCGCGATTCCGGTCTGGCCCTGCATGAGGGACTCCTGTTTTGCGGGCGTCACTGCTCGATCCTCCCTTCAGGCCAGATGCTCTTCACGACCGCGAGCGGGTCGCAGTCCTCCATCAGAATCATCGTGAACGCCGGGCGACCCGGCAGAACTACCTTCCAGCAGCGCTTCATGCGGCCTCCTGATCGGCTTGTTGTTGGGTGATTCCGGAAAATTCAATCCACTGGCGAGGCTTGTGCCCTTCGCGCTCCATGTACTGAGCGGATGCGGGGTCGAACCAGAGATAGATGGTTTCCTCGACACCGGTCAGGCGCTGCTTGGTGATGATCATCTTCACGTCCGGCTGCTGCTTGAGGTGCTCGGCTTGATCCTCATCGGTGCCCTTCATCGCGGACTCCTTCTTCTTGTTGCGCCACACGGTGATCACGTTGTCGGCCAGGTCAGTGAGGATGGCGCCGCCGCGAACGTCGAGCTTTCCAGGCATCTTGGATTCGTCGTCTGCCTTGCGCGGGTGAGCCACCAGGTGAACGTGGACGCCCATCTCATGCGCGAAACCAACGATGGATTCCATGGCCTGCTTCTGGCCGTTGTAGTCGTCTTCGGCCATCCCCAGCTTCGCCAGGCTATCGACGACGAACTGCTTCACCCCATAACGGCGAGCGGCGTAGCGGAAGGTTTCGATCATCTCGGCGGTGTTGGCCGAACCCATCTGGTTGTAGATCCACAGTCGACCACCCAGGAACTCCAGGATGGCGTGGATGTACCCACGGGAGGGCTGGTTGAGCCCGGCGGCCTGGCGCACCATGCGCTGCAAGGTCCGCTTGGCAGGCATCTCCATCGAGGCGATGCAGAACTTCTCGCCCTGGCGCATGCCGTGGAAAGCCAGGTAGTTCAGGAGCTGGGATTTCCCGTGCCCGCTCCAGCCGGTCCAGATCGTGACCTCGCTGTCGCGGAAGCGGATCATGTCGCGGGACTTCTCCCATGGGGTCGCCATACCCATGACTGCGGGGTTGCGCTCGAAGAACTCGGCGCACACGTCATCAACGAACGACTCAGCCCCTACCAGCTTCTCGGGATCGAGCGTCTTGGCCTTGGCGTAGCAGTCGTCGATGTCGTCGCGGGTGTAGAACAGGGCATCCAGGGCTTCGTTGAAGTCCTTGCAGCCTAGGTCCAGGATGCGGCAGCGCTCGCGCCCAAGGCGCTTGATGATTTCTTCGGTCGCCTGCTTGCCGGGCTCGTCGTCATCCATGGCGAGGTAGATCACGTCGAACCGGGACAGGCGCGAATATTCGTGCTCGATCCACGCCTGTTTCTCGCCCTTACCACCACCGAACGGAACCGACAGCGCCGGACGACCGTACTGCCAGGCAGTCATGGCGTCGATCTCGCCCTCGGTGATCGTCACCTCGCGAGCGCCATCGGGAATGGCCTGCCAGCCGAACAGGCAAGGCTCTGCGTCAGCCGAGGCGGAAATCCGTTTCTTCCCGTTGGGGCGATCAACTCCGAGCTTCTTCCAGAAGATCAGAGCGCCGTCCCGCAGGTACGGGAACACGATGTCTCGGCCAGACTCGCCGATCTTGAACTCGGCAATGGTTTCCGGCTTCAGGCCGCGCCCAACAAGGTAGGCCATGACCGGAGACTCATCGACCGGAGCCTTGCACTTGGGGCGCTCAGGGCGAACGTAGGTCTTGCGAGAGGGCGCTTCGAGTTTCGGATCAGCGATGCCCAAGTAGGACTTCGCCTCGGCCAGTGCGGTGCCCATGTCACAACCGCGAACAGCGCGCCACAGGTCCAACAGGTCGCCTGTTTCGCCGGTCGAGAAGTCGCACCAGACGCCGGCTTTCTCGCCCTTGAGGTGGACGCCCAGGCTCTGGCCCTTTTCGCCGTTCACGCTGCCGACACGCCACTCGGCTCCCTCGCGCTTTCCGCTGGGCAGCAAGTGGTGCGCAACGTCGATCACGCGATCAGCGAGGCGCTGAGCAATCTCAGAGGGGGTCATTGCGCCTCCCCGGCAGCCGGCAGGCGCTTGCAGGTGTAGTCGTGCGTGTAGATCGACAGGACTGTGTTCGGAAGGTGGTCGTGCCAGAACTCGTGGGACTCGGTCACATAACCACGCGGCGCTTCGAACGGGTATGTTTTCCCGTTCACGACAGCGCCCTTGCGGATCGGGTGGACGTTCGACTTCACGCGGTCAGGGAACAACCCCATCCACCCTGCGCTGATCGAAGCCTGGATCACTGCATCCGGGTTGGGATGGCCTGCAAGCTGCTTCGCTTGCGCCTTGCAGGTGGTCTCCTTCAGCGGCTTGCGCAACTCGCTCCGGCACTTGACCCATTCAGCCCACACCGATGGCGTGACGTTTTCCGGGCAAGCATCCAGCGGGTTGAACTTCGGAGACGGCACAGCCGGCTCTACCCCCTCAGGGGGGTAAGGGGGGTTATGCTCTTTCTCTTCTTCTGTATCTTTATCTAGCGTGACATTGCGTGACTCTGCGTGACATTGCGTGACATCATCAACTTTAGATGCCTCCCGCTCACGTTCGCGCTGCTCCCTTTTACGCTGAGCAGCAGATTTTGCGCCTCTTTCAGGGTTACCGGCGTCCTCGCGCTTCGGCTGACGGTTATCCCATCCAGTGAGGGCATCACCATCCAGAACGCGCCCTTGCATCGCGTCGATAACATTCACGATCTGTTCGTCTGTCACGTCAAGCGCGCTAGCCAAATCTTCCGTCGTGACAGTCACGTGACCGCGCGTGACATTTCGTGACGCATCGACCAGAAGATGCAAATACACCGCCTGGACCAACGCAACGGGTTGCCCGGATACGCGAGCAATCGTTCTCCATTTCGGATCATTCGGCATGTCATGCCAAAGCCGCAGCCAGCTATTCGACATTTCCTTCTCCTTTGTCATCGTCCAGCGGGCCACGCATGTCTTCCCGCATCGATGCGGCGAGGATGCAGATGTCGCTTGTGAACTGGTGGAGTTGATCCAGAGTGATGGTCACGACCTGATCACCTTGGCAGATGGCAATGGAGTTCTTCGCCGGACGAAGCTCCAAGGCGTTGTAAGTCAGCGTTCGAGGTTGCATAATTCACCTGTCACCTGATGTTGTTTTCCCACGCGTGATTCGGCTGCCACCGATCCACGCACCGACAAAGCCCTGTAGTAGTCGCTCAGGGCTTTGTTGTATCTGCGCCTCCACTCACTCGAACCCATATCCGCCAGCTCTTCAGCAGCGTTAGCCATTGCGGCGTAGTCAGAGTTCGTGAGACGAGGGCGCATAGTCACTTCGCCCTGTGCAGTTCGAGCACGGCTCGAACCTCTTCATGCCGGGCAGCCATGTGCTTGGCATGCAGGGCCAAGATTTCCTTCGCCTCATCGGCGCTGATCTCACCGTCTTCCAGGGCCAGAGCGATCATCTGATCAACCCGTCCACGCTTAACCGCTGTACGCAGCGAACGGTGGTGCAGGTCTACGTTGTCCAGATCGCCCGCTTCCGGCGTCCGCACAAACACTCCCCCGTACATCGCGCAGATGTAGTCCGGCAGATAGGAAGTCCCCATCTCCTGCTCCAGGACGTACAGGTCGCCGTCGCTCAGGGGCTTCACGCCCGCCGTTTCGTACATCTGGTTCTCCAGGCGCTTCAGCGGAATCCCCAGCCGCGCGGCAGCGCAATCGCGACCGCCCGGATAGGCATTGGCTACCGTGGTCATTACCTTTCTGCGGGTCTCTAGTACGGGCGTTTTCATGCTCTAGTTCTTCCCATGAGGTTGGTGCTATACGCTGTCAGCCGTGAATTGAGGGGGCGGCGAAAGCCAGCGCTTCGAATGTGGAGTCCGGCGCAACCGTGGTAGCTTTTTGCTTCCACACGAAAAGGCCGCGGAGGCCGGAGATGACTGACGAAATCGACAAGATCGTTGCGACGATCAACGCGCAGAAAGGCGAACTGATGGGCATCAACGCCTTCCTTATGGCAATGGCACGCTCGCTAACACCTGCGGAACTCGGGAGGGTTCTCGACGGGTTCGATAACGAAATTGCGCACATGCGATCGTTCTTGGCGTACTCGCAACTGCCGGACGAAGTCATTGGGGGTCTCGAGGGTTATGTGAAGACTTGGAACGCGATTCGAACGAGGCCAAACCAGTCTTGAGAGACTGCGCCCAGAAAGCGTCTCGGCTCTCCTCGTCATCCTTCAGCGCATTCTCGGCAGTCACTTTCTCTGGCCCGGCCAGAACCATTTCGCGGGCCAGCTCAAGGAAGCGCAGCGCATCCTCTTGGCTCATGCCTGAGTCGAACTGGATGTAGGCCGTTGGCCACTTGTCGATCAGCCGGATTTCACTGGAGCTCTTCCTCGACGACGTGGCGCCCAGGAAGTAGGCCATCGCCAACGAGGAACCAAAGATCAGGATTTGCATGAATTCGGTCATGGCTGGCCTCCCGGCCGGTAGATTGGTCGGGGTCAGGCAACGGCCTTGGAGGAATGAGACGGGAAAGCCTTAACCTCCTCAGCGGAATAGGTTCCGTCTGCGTTTTCGGTGACATAGATGTCACGCCCAACGCGCAAGGCCTTGTTCAATGCGCCCTGGGTCAACCCCAGCAGCGCAGCGGCCTTGGTCTGTCCCTTCTGGGCAGAAAATTCTTTGAGAGGAATGCGGTGCATAACCCAGGTCTCCATGGTTTATCCATGGATAAAGTATTGCCGGCGGTTATTTTAAAGTCAATGCCGGCGGCGATGGATACCTATCGCCTGCGGGAATACCCTTCGCACATGAGCGACAAGAAACGTGAAATCTCCCACTGGGAGAAAGAGGAATGCGCAAAGCTGAAAGCTGCGCTGGAAGAATTCAACGCCGGGAAATCTCGGAAGGACAGCCTTACCCAGGGGAAAATCGCCGAAGCTCTCGACATGAGTCAGGGGTCCGTGAGTTCCTATCTCAACGGGTACAACGCGCTCAATGCGAGGTTTGCTTCGTACGTTGCCTCGCAAATTGGGATTCGTATCGAGTCATTCAGTGAACGGCTGGCGGCGGAAGTTGGGGAGATGGCCAAGGCTGTACATGCAGAACCCGCAAAGGGGAATGTCATCCCTGCCGACTTTTCAAGGCAGAGGACAAAGAGCGGGTTCATTGTCGTCCCCCAATACGATATCGCTGCCTCCATGGGGAAAGGCCTGGCGCGCCCAGAATTTGATGTCGTTATCGACTCGATTGTCGCGAGCATCGATTACTTATCTCGCAACGTCAGGTACTCAGCGCCAGACAACCTCGCGCTAATCACGGGATATGGCGACAGCATGCAGCCTACGTTTTCGGACGGAGACATCCTTCTAGTCGATACCGGCATCACTGAGATAAAGATAGATGCCGTCTACGTTATGGCCCTGAAGGATGAGCTTTACATAAAGCGGATGCAGCGAAGGGCAGATGGCACCTTTCTGATGATCTCAGACAACAACGCATACCCACCAATCGAGGTATCCAGCGCCGAATTAAAAAGATTCCAGGTGCTCGCTAGGGTCCTGCTGGCCTGGAATGCGAAGAGACTGTGATGAACACCTGATGTTCAAGGAGAGAAACGATGGTCGACTGGCACGCTGAATTTGGGGATAGCCGAATTTTCCACGAGAAGCGCATAGACCGAAGGTCTGTCGATGAGCTTGCAGGACTGGCGGCTGGGATCACTGCTGATGGGCATATCAATCAGCAGGAGGCCGAGTTCCTACAGGATTGGATTGCTACGAACCTGGTCCATCTTGACGATCCAGTGACCAACCTCCTCTACAGGAGGCTCTCAGACATGCTTTCCGATGGCGTGTTAGACGCTGACGAGTCCGCCGAACTGCTTGAGATTCTTAGAGGGTTTGGTGGCCTCTCTGCTTCCAAGCCGAAACCAAGCGACAATGCCTTTACTCCATCGAATGCTCTTCCGCTCAACAATCCAGCGCCCAAGCTTGAATGGTCGGGCCATCTCTACGTTTTCACTGGCGTCATGGTCTACGGCCCCAGAAAGCATTGCGAAGAGATCGTCGTCAACCGCGGCGGGGGAATAGCCTCAGGCATCAGCAAAAAGGTGCATTACCTGGTTGTCGGCGAGATAGGCAACGAGCAGTGGCTTCACAGCACCTACGGAACCAAGATCAAGCGAGCTGTCGAGTTGCGTGAGGAAGGCCATCCCATCGCGATCATCAGCGAGAAGCACTGGCAAGCCTCGATGTTCAACCTGGTCTAGGTGAGGCGAGGCGTCATCGCATATGGGCCGCAGGCTCACGAGCACCGCATCATAGGCAAGGTCATCTGGAGGGGTGGGGATTTGTAGCTGAGGAGGAAGTATGGAAGAAACCAGATCTGACCCGAAAAAGAAAATCGAGGACGCCCATGAAAAACATGCATGGACGCTAGCCTTTCTGGTATTCGCCATAGCTGGAGCTATTGCCTATGGGCTGGACCATTGGCTTGCTCGATACGCAGGACATCTCTGGGCTGAATTGGCGCACTTCGCACTGTACGTGGCGTGTTTCTTCGCGGTCTTTGGGCTCGGATGGTTAAAGGATGCCTTCCTTGGGCGACTGATGCGCGAGCGGTAGATATAGGCAGATCATGGGGAAGTGAACATGACAGGGACCGGATGCGATGAGCGAAATCATACTCACGGATGAGCAAATTCAGTATCTGCTCACTATTCCAAAGCGCACAAAGACGCCAAATGCACGTTGGCGCGTTCAGAAAAAGTCCAGGCAGCGCAACTACGATCTGGAGTCCGAGGACGGATCGCTGCAATTTTCCCTGTATCTGCGTCAGAACATGCGAATCGTTGAGTCCTTTTCCTGCGGCCTTCTCTATTTGCATGCTGGTGGCGAAAAAGTGACTCTAGCTCGCTACAACGGTAGCGATCACCCACACAACAATCCGCTGGATGGCACTCGCGCAGACAACCACTGTCACATCCATCGAGCCACTGAACGCTACATGGCCATTGGGCGGAAATCAGAGCACTACGCCGAAAGCACTGACCGCTACACCGATCTAAGCGGAGCTTTGCGGGCAATAGTCGATGATTGCATGATCTCGGGCATTCGCCTCGCCAATGCAATGGCAGCAGACGATAATGACGAGATCGACGAGCCTCAACTGGACTTGGACCTAAAGTGAACATCGACGCATCAGCCCTTCAGAAACAGCTCTGCAGCACGTTCTGCCAGGATGTGAAGGTCAGCCTGGGCGACGGTTTTGCACGGGTAAATCTGCCAATGACGGGGCGCGATGGAGATGGCTTCACTGCTTATCTACAGCCCATACCTGCTGGATGGCGCATCTCGGACATGGGCACCACCATGATGCGTCTCAGCTATGAGAATGATCTTTCGAAGCTGTTTACTGGATCACGCGGCAAGCTATTCGCAACCATCCTAAAGGAAAGCGGCATTTCCGAGGATGACGGAGACCTATACTTAGAGGTGCCAGCTGATGCCATATCGCGTGGATTGTTCACCCTTGGTCAGGGCATCACCAGGGTTGAAGATCTGGGGCTATGGACGCATAGCAGAATAGAGTCCACTTTCTATGAAGACCTAGCCACCATATTGGAATCAATCCTCCCTCCAGAGCAATTGGAACGAGGCTATGTAGTCCCGGGAGTTCCTAATGGCGACTCATACCCGGTAGATTATTTTATCCGTACCAAGGGACGTCCGCTTTACCTGTTCGGCGTAAACAACAAAGAAAAAGCCATGCTTACCACTATCATTCTGCAACATCTGATAGCAGCACAGCAGGATTTTGACTCAATGGTGATCTGCGCAAACATTGAGGAAATCCCTAAGCTCGACAGGCGCAGGCTGACGAATGCAGCGAACGATGTTGTCGCCACAATTCAGGATACTGACGTCATTCGCAATAAGATCGAACATCGAGTCAGGGCCTAGCCAACTCAGTTAAAAGCCCCGCACCCGCGGGGCTTTTCGTCCCCGCCCGCCTTTGACAGATGCCCTCCGCCGTCCTGGGAAGGCAGCAGTCAGGCACGGGGCGCGCCTCGACTCCAGTGCGGCCTTTTCGCATCAGCCGCGCATTTGATACATTGAGGCGTCCTTGAAGGCACAACACCGAAAGGACCAGGCCGCGCTGGAACCTTCCCCGGCGCGGCCTTTTCGTTCCTGCCCTTCCCTCCCGGTCCTGCACTGACCTGACGAACTCCCCACGCCGGCGCTTAACGCGCTACGGCCCCCTCATAGCCGCCTCACATTGAGTTGTAGTGCCACTAGCGGTATTCTTTGGCCTGTAGCTTGCTCGGGAGAGCCGCATGGCCCGCACAAAGATTCCTTTCTCCAAGGTAGCAATGCTCAGCCTGGCGCTGAGCGTTTCGACCTCGTGCGCCCAACTGGCAGCGGCAACCCCCAATCTGGATAGCCAAAAGCCCAGCAAGCAACATCAGCAGCAGGAACTTGCCAAGAAGGCCAAGATCCGCGAGCGCATCAAGCGCGCCATGGCTGCTCTCGGCCAACTTCGCGACACCCTTGAGACATCCTGCAAGATCATGCTGGAGCATAAGGTGCCTGACTCGCTGATCAATGAGCAGCCCTTCACCGAGGTGGTGCATACCTTGCGCCAGCTAGAAGAGGTTGTTCCTGCCGATAGCTCACTGTCGAGACTGCCAGTAATCGGCGAAGAGTACGACGCCTTTCGCCGCAACCTGGCTAAGGTTCGCGCCATGGCCGTGCAGAACGAGATTCTCTTCAAGCAGCAAATCACCGTTCCTGAAGTCTTCCAGAGTAACGTAAGCGGTGAAGGACTCAAATCTCTGGCCGACCTCGGCACCGAACGCCTGCATCGCCTGGTGAGCTGATCACCAGGATGGCGGTGATTGTCGAGTTCAATCCAGAAACCTACGCCGAGCTCTTCCAGGGCGTCCTGAAGGATTTCCCTTCTCTCCTTGATGGTCTCTGCCGCGATTTTGCCCGCTACATCGAATCTGATCGTCTCTGGCTGCCACCCTATTTCGGGCGTGATGTGCCATATGTCGTGCCGCAGGAGGCTTATCGCGCCGGCCTGATGCACATCCACATCGCTATTCCGCCCACGGTGTTCCCGGCCAACCGACCTCAGCGTGACAGAACCTGCCCGAACGGTGCTCCGCAACAGGACGCCGCCTTGGTTTACGTCCAGGGGCTATTCGAGGAAAACCGCTACTCCTTGCTTGCCCTCCTTCACCCTGATGCCCATGGTAAGGCTCGCCAGCGCGAGATGATGACCTACCTTGCTCGTGTCGCAAGCCGATTCCGCGATAAATACTGATCCACCCCTCCCCGCCTGATACGAATCCAGAGCCCGCATAGCGCGGGCTTTTTCATGGGCGCGAGAAAATATATCTCCGCCGGTATTGACTTATGTATATCCGGCGGCGATAGTTAATCCATAGCCGCAGCCAATACGCGGCCCAGGCCACCGAGCCGACCGCTCTTTAACAAGTCAGACCCCACCGCAGTCCCGACAGCCGCAGGTCACCGCGACTGAGCGACGGTGGATAAACACGACTGCTGATGCCGGGTAATCCCGGCCAACTCAACGCCAGGCGTCGCGCTCCCTCAGCTCAGAACATCGAGCAGATAGCGCAAAGCGGGCTGAGGGTTGCACTGCTAACGCTCCCTGCTCGGGCCATGAATTGGCGCATTCCTGGGCACAGCGGACAGGCCTCGCAAAGGCTTGCGGTGAACACAACCAATAGGAGGAAACAGCCCATGAAGCACTAAGCCCAGCCGATGTTCGGATCGGCAACCCACGCATACCTGCCCTACTCACCAGGCCACCGGGCTGTAGTCAAGCGTGGAGTGAAACACCGTCCCCGACGACCAGCGCTGTATGCCGATTGAAGGCGCTGCGAGGGAAGCCCAAGGCCAAACACATCGAGTCCGAGCTGCTATCGGCAGTGGTGAGGACAGCAACACCCGCGGGTTGTAGAAGCCCAGTAGGCGAACGCGGGAGCAATACCGATTTCCTCGATGCCCTTCGCCATCCCGGGAGGGGCATCGAAGAAGTCAACACGCCCTGGAGGGCAAGACGATGAATGAAAAGGCCTTACTGGCTTTACGTCAGTCTCTTCGAATCATTCGCAGGGAGAGCGACGTACACCGAGCGCGCATCGAGTATTACGAAACGGTCGGGATGTTGCGCGGATTGCACTACGGCGGAGCGATCGACTCCTGGCAGCTATTAGCTCTAACCGAGCTAGCAGGAAGCGCATACATCAACGCTGGGAAACCCTGGTAAGGAGACTGAAATGGCTCAATTCAATGTCGATGCGCACCTGAGCAACGGCAAACGCCTGGATTGGATTGCCCTGCCGGACGGAAACGAGACACCGGATGACGTGCTGATCAAGGTACGCCAGGCCGCCATAAAGAAGTTCGGCGACCTCATCTGGTTCAACCGCTGGGACCACGTTGTTGCAAGCAACGGCTACATCACCGTGCGGATGCA